ACATCAACTGTGCCTGAAACAGTAGCAGTAGCTACGTTTACATACAAAGTTTGTGCTGTTTGCGCCAAAGCAGGGTAACTTGCAGCAACTACATCAACATACGTTGTGCTGGTAAAACTAGCAGGCAAAGTAGCGGTTGTGAAAATTGCAGCGGTTGTGTTGCCCTGTGATGGAGCATTGTAGATACCAAAATAAACGCTTGCTGGGCTAGAGATTGCAGAACCTGAATTGTTTGCGTTAGCAATCAAAACAGTTGCTGGAACATAGCTAGAAGTGTTAATTACGTTAACTGCGGTATCCGTATCAGATGCTAGGCTTACACCCTTGCTTACTGCCAAAAGGCGCAGAGCTTGGTTTGTACCTAAATTCTGTGGATGAATCGAGTTAGTTACTGCTGGGCCTGGATTAGACATATAGTTTCCTTTCGTTATTCGTGAATTAAGCTGCAACACGGCAAGCGAGTTCAGGATACAAGTTAGCCCAACCATACAGAACGTCTAAACGAGTAGGAATAGAGTCGTTGTTAATGGTGTATTGACGAACTACACGCATTGACAGACCGATTTCCTTGTCGCTTGCACGACCTGCAAAGTGAACACCCTCTGGCAACTCAAGGTCGGCTACTGCGAGAGTAAACGCATTGCGGTGCATGATGATGTTTTGTGGGGAAACAGTACCAGACTGGTTAAAGAAGCTAACAGCAGCAGTAGAGCTGGTTGAAGGAATAGATACGTTCTGGAACTGACCGGCAGTAATAACTGCTGGGCTTACGTTTACAGAAATAGTACCACCTGAACCGCTAACAGCAGTATTAACAACAAAGTTACGCAGCTTGTTTGAACCATAAGCCTGACGATTCTGTGGGTTAACAGCATAAACGCCAGCGATGGTGAATGTATCGCCTTGATTTAAGCTAACGCCATTGGTCAGAGTCAAAGTGATTGTGCTTGAAGAAGCCCAGCCAGATGTCAAGAAACCAGTTGCGGTAGAAGTGTTAACAGTTGCAGAACCTGAGAAGCTACCGAAAGTATGGGAAACGATGTTTTGATCCATCTTCCAATTCATACCAGCAGAGTCACGACCCATCAAACCTTTACGATACTGTTCGCCAATAGCTTCTTGTGGCACAAAGAGGCCTTTCAAGCTGTCAACGATAGTAGCAGAAGTAAATGGCTCAACTACGCATGAACGACGACCATCACGTGGAGCGCCTTCAGAATCAAGGTAAGCAGCAGCGGTCAGGTAAGTGATCAAACCAGTTGGAGGTGTACCAGCAACGCCAACGATGTTAGCGGTGTTGTTTGCAGCTTGCAAAGTACCATCACGATCAATCTTGTTAGCGATAGCAGCTACAGCAGGCTTCAATACACGATCAGAGAACATATCGAGGCTCAATGCCAAATCTTGCGTGGTGAATTGAGTGTCAACGTGAAACTGAGTAGAGAGGGTTACTGGTACAGAAGTTTCTACAAAATCCTCGACATTGAGGGCGGGCCCTGTTGTACCAATGAAACGACCTGGCTTACGTACGTTAACAGTATTTCCAATCTTGCCACCCACGACAGCGAACTGGTCATCGTAGTTACGATCTACTTCAGAGGTGAATGTTAATTCGTTTTCCAAGACCATTAACGCTTCGTTAGTGATCTTAGAAATAGTTAGCAAATTATTTGCCATGATTATTTCCTTTATTAAAATTGGGTTTATCAGCGTATCCGTTTAGCCTGTCGTGCTGCTTTCCATTGGGCATACGTTCCATGAAATTGTCCATCTCCATCAATCAGAACATCGCCACCGGATTTGCTTGCACTAATAGGTTTAATCGGTGCTGGTGCTTTACTACGAGCAACAGTTTCGCTTTTGACTTCAGCAGGAGCTTCTTTACGCTCAAACTGAATTTCCAATTTCCCTAATTCCTTCAGAGCTTTTGACACAGGCATTGAAGCAAACTTTTGGGCGTATTCGTCATCTGATGCTAAGTGATATAGGATTTGAGGGCCTACATCAGACTCCAAGATTGCATCCTTGATTTCATCTCTCACTTGGACTTGGCTTGAAGCTACCATATCATCAAAATCAGGCAATTCAGCTTTCACTTTTTCAAGTTTTTGCGACCAAGACTTAATTACTTCTTGGCGTTGTTCCTCGATTTTGCGTTGCTGTTCTTGCTTATCACGCTCAACTAATGCTTTTTCTGCGCTCCACTCAGCCAATGCTTCTGCATATTCATCAACATTGTTAAATTGCGCCCTAGTTGGCTTTTCACCTACAGGGTCAGCTTCTTCTGCTTTGGGAGGTGCTACTTTGCTCTCAAGTTCTTGTAGGCGGGCTTCAAGGGCTTCTTTTTCGGCTTCGGCTTGCTTAGCACGTTTAGTAAGCTCTGAAAAACGCTTTTCAAGTTTGGGATTTTGTTTAGGCTTGTCTGTTGCTTCCGCTTCTTTCTCTGCCTCTGGTTCACTCTCAGCTTGAGCTTCTACTGCTGGCTCTGACTCTGGAGTTTCCTCAACAGTTTCAGCCTCAACAGGAGCTTCTTCGCTAGCTAAACCTAATTTTTCAGCATGGAAATTAGCTAAATTTTCACTTGTTACTACATTTGATGCGGTTCTTACTACTTCTGACATGGAATACTCCAAGAATTAACCCTATGAACCCATAGGTAGGTAAATGCTTTTATATCACAAGTGTTGCATTTCTACAACACTAAATAGCTCTTTCGATCGCTTCTGCGTTGGCAGCTTTGAAATCAGTCTTATTAATATGCGCCAAAACAAGGGCTAATTGCGCCTTCATCTGTTCAATTTCAAGCTGAGTCTGAGTCTTAACAACTGTATCTTGAGCAGCAGTTTCTGTACGCATTTCGGTGTCGTGCGCTTTGGTGTGCTGACGCATGAGTTCACGCTTAGTTTCAGCCTCTTGTTTAACGCTTTCGATGTCTTGACGTTGTTTAATCATCATTTGCAACTGCATATTTTCTTGTTGTAGCTTCTGCATCTGCGCTTTACCAGCAGCGATTTGCATCTGAACTTGTGGTGGGATTGGTGACTTGTCATCAATCTGTGACATTGGATTAGAGGCAGCCAAACGATCTGCGATGACTTCTGCGCCAGGAAAATCCATATTACGGAACACCAAATCGCCTGCCACTTGCATCAGTTGTGGATCAACTTGCAATAATTGTGTCATGGTATCGGCAGCTTCTTGACGCTTGGAGTTGTATCCAGGGCCTGTATCCATAACAACATCATATTCGCCCACAGTTACGTCATTGAGGACTTTGGTTACGCCCTGCTCGTCTTGGCTACGCTGATTAATTGTGACTAATTCAGGCTTTCCATCATCGCCAATGATTCGCATGACCCGTTCTCTGTCATAAATCTTAGGGATCAGATCAAGAATGATGCGACCTGTGTGACGGATACTGCGTGTCAAATTGTCGTAATAGTGGAAATTGGTCATATCCACTTGGGCTTGCTGACCTTGCATAGCTTTACCAGTCATCATGCCGGTAGGAAGCTGGCTAGGATCAAAAATACCTACGACTGCTTGTAAATCTTGATTCATGCCTTGCAAAGCAGACATCACGCCCGCAGGAGGTGGCTCTGGTTGCAGTCTTGTAGGAGCTGGAGCTGGTCTGCCCTCAATATCTGTCTGTTTGTAACGTAAAACAGGCATAGCTTTGATGTTAGCCATCGCCCATTCGTTCTCGTGACCCTCATCCTGTCCTTCAGCCAACAACCATTTTGCTTTAGGAGCAAGGGCTACAGTTTCAGTCAAAGCCGTTGACCAGTAGTTATACATACGTTGTGGGTCTTTAGCCATGCGAACCAAGCCAAACTTCTTATGCTTGTCATCAACTCGCACTTCTTGACCATAAGTAGGCACAACAGGGATAAATTTACCCGCCCATTCGCCTTCTTCAAGGATTTCCATAGCGGTCAGCTTGCACCACTTAATCTTCTTTTTCCACGTTTCTCTGCTATCAATCACAGTAATGCTAGAAGCCTCTAAAACGTCTTTAGGAGGCATTTCATCCTTATAGACTGTAGTGCCATCAGATAGCTGAACTAACTCTGTCTTAATGCGTTCTGTGTAGAAATACTCGGCTATACGTATATCTTCTTTCGTGACCCATTCGGATTCGGTGTCACCTGTTCCCCTTGATGAGAATCCCTGGTCAAATTCAGCGTTGGGATACATCTTTTTAAACACGTTTTTGCTGATAACTGTCGTAATAAGGACACGCTCAGCATCGCTACCATCAGGAAGCACGCTATTAGGATCAAAATAGACAGTAAAAGGGTTTTCAATCGGCTTAATGTAAATTTCTTGGTCAAAGCTGTCCTCTCTTACATAGTCTGTAGTGATACGCCAATAGCCCCAGCCCATCTTAACTGCGTATTCAAAAGCGTGATCGTAGGCTGAGTCTGCATCGGATTGGTTCTCAATATGACGGCAGATACCAGTAATGATCTCAGCGACTTTAGCGTCTGACTCATTGTTCATTCCATGCACTTTGATGCGTGGGCGTTGCTGTCTTTGCTGATTACAGATTTGACGAATATAAGCATCAACTTTATTGATGGTCAGGCATGGGCGAGCTTCCAATACTCGGCTGTTCTGAACGTCAACAGGCCATTGATCGCCTGCTGCAAATCTTACGTCATCAAGAGCTTCTGCACGATTGTTGCTATCCGAATCATTACAAAGTCTTAAAAAGTCTTTGGCTTCTTCGATTCTGCCGTCTGATTGGGAGTCTGCAACTCTGTCGTATGCCATAGGAATTCCTTAAAGATTGTCTGATTTTAAGACATCTGTTGTCTTTTTACTACACATTTTAGCCCATCCAGCTTGACGGGAGTTGATAAGTTCCCCGTTGTTTAGGGGCTTTTCTTGGTTCGTTAACCATAAGGCCGATGTAACGGAAAGCATCTGCTCCGTGTGAATAGCTATCGTGCAGGGGTTTTTGTGAAAATTGTTTGGTATCGGGGTCAACGTCATAGCGGTAATGTCTTAAACATTGCAATCCATCGTGGCAGTTTGCTTTATCAAACCAGCACTTGTTAAACATCATTCGGGCAGCATTAATAGAATCAGCGATGGGTGTTCGCTCAATAACTCTAGTGTTATACCCTGAAGCTCTAACGATTTCTTCAATAGATTTGCCGTTTGATGCCAAAGTTTTGTTTCCAGCATCATGGGGTAGCCAAATAGTGTCATATACATATCCATACGACTGCATTTTAGCCAGGTAATGCGCTATTGTTTCTTGGTTGTTTTCGTAATACCGAATGAGGCGAGTTTCCATGCCAATAAACTGCACAAACCAAATAGCAGTAGCGTCAGCCCAACCGAGGTCAAATACTGCGTGAACTGGCTTAATAGGGTCATAAGGGACATTCGTAATTCTTCCGTCTAGCTCTGCCATCGTCATTTCTTTGGCAAAGATTGCACCATCTACTGTCTGACGGCATAAACCTTCCCAGACGTTATTATAAGACTGAATGTCCCTAGCTCTTAGGGCATCTTTTTCTAATTTAAGTGTTTCAGGAAACCACGGGTTATCCGACCAGTTAATCTTCGCAACTTTGCTATTGTCCGGTGGGTTAAGAACAAACCTTTGGTACGTTTCGTCTGACTCAAGCTCTGGGTTAAATGTAACCCATATTTCTGAGCTTTCTTTACGAATTGTGGGGATAAGAACATTCCATGATGTTTTAGATACGCTCTGTGCCTCCTCGACCCAGCATATATCCACGCCCTCATAGGACTTGATATTGGCAACATTGTTTTTAAGTCCAACAAAAGCAAACTCAGTCCCATTCTTACCTCTGATTGAGTTTTGCGTAATCTCATAGAATGACTCCAGCTTAAGGGAAATGATTTGATCTGATAAGAGCTTGTGGACAGATTGACCTATCGAGTTTTGAAACTCACGGGCGCATAAGACCCTGGTTGGCTTTTTGACACCAAGAACCAATAAAGCCCTCGCAACACCCCAAGACTTAGCCCCACCACGACCCCCATACAGAACCTTGTAACGCATAGGCTCAAAGAGGAATTGCAGCTTGATAGGGAAGTCAACCGCAGATATTGCCTCCCGCAGTTCTTGGGTGATTTCACTCACTTGGCTTTACAAACCTGACTTCTAATGATGTAACCAGGCTATTTCCATCTGCATCTTCAAGCGTAGTGGCTTGGACTGCCTTGCCGTCTAAACGATCAGCGACTTCTTTAACAGCCCATGCCTCCCCTGCTTCTGCTTGATCTAATACTTTGTCAACAATCCTGCCAATTTTCTGTGGATTCTGAGCTAAAGCCCTTCTCATAGCATCTAAAAAGGGTTTATTCTTTGTTGCGTTCTTGTTACCAATAGGCGCACCGACAGGATTATTTGACTTTTCTTCCATTTCTTTGAATTATAAATACTTTTTGTTGTATTTACGCAACACTTTGATCTTGTGCAGGTTCATCAGACTGTTGTTTTTCTGCAACATCAGTTAATTGTGGCTCTGCAATAGATTTAACACCAGCGATTAGATGAGCAGAGTGCATATAGGGTAATTTACCTAACTCATTTAATAGCTCATTGATCTGTGCTACTGTAAATGCGATGACTTTTTGTTCGATGCTCATTTCTTCTTTCCTTTTGCTTTTGCTTCACGTTGGACATTGAGGGCGATTGCGACAGCTTGCTTTTGGGGCTTGCCTGCTTTCATCTCTGTTTCAATATTCTTGCTTACGGCTTTCTTGCTGGCTGATTTCTTTAATGGCACAGCTTTCTCCTTACGAGTTGTTGCCTTCTTCAAGGCGGGTTTTGCTTTAATTTCTGCTTTGCGTGGCTCAAAGTCCTCAGTAACAATAGGAAAATGCCATTGATTAGATGGCTTGGGCTTTGGGCCAATGACTTTACTTAACCAAGATTTGATGCGATGTATCATATATCCCCTTCTTCTATCCAACATATATCTTGCCATGAAAGCAACAAACACTTCTCGCCCTCGTGGTCTATCTTAGTGAACTTCAGATATTCCTCTTTGGGATCATCGTTCATTGTGCCAAAACGGACTCTCGCCCCTACTTGAATTGGCATTGCTTCTCTGCGGTCTGCCGATAGTTTCTTGCCAGGGCCTACCGCTACTACAGTTCCCATGTTTTCGGCTTCTTTGTTATTAACAATCAACACAGAGCTTAAAACACGAACATCTGGGCGGACAATAATCTTGTCCCCCAGAGGTTTAAAAGTTACAATTTCTTCAGCCATTCAATATTACCCTATTGGTTGGTCAAAAAGTCCCTTGCCTTTACCGAGGCTTGGGGCTTTTGCTTACATATCGTCTTGATCGTGTCCGACACGCTTATGGCTGTAGCACTCACGCTCACCCATATTGCCATCATTCAACTCACCGAGCTTGCCTTCAAAGTTGCCAGCGTGGGAGAGTGGGCGTGAACCCATTGCATCCATTTTGCCCATGCCAACTCCGCCAACCAGCTTGACTTTGCGCTCTCCGCTCATATCAGCTTTTGCTGCGCCAGCAGGTGCTTTTGCGCCAGTTGTTGAAGGTACGCCCTTCATGCTATCCATTTTGCCCATGATTTATCCTTTAAGATGGGGTTGATACACTACGAATAATAATACTATTTTACGATTTTTCAAGCAATTTTACTAGATTTATCGCACCTTCTATATCGTGGATTCTAGCTACTGTTGACCCACGCCAATTCAACATAAATGCCTGTTGCGCTGCTGTAAACTTTGCCTTGTCATCTGACTTTATTTCAACAAGTGCGGTCTTTTGGTTTTTACCCACCACAAGATCAGGGAATCCGCCAGCAACCCTTGATGTATCAAATACAGAACAGCCAAGCTCTCGTAGCGTCTTAACGATAAGCGAATGATTAGCATCAACTTTTCTAGCATAGGTCATTGAAATGTAATAAATTAAAGGTTAGTATCTAAACACTTTACACCAAAAGGGGATCAAATGGCTCAAAAACCATTGTCGCATCAGGAGATGCAAGAAGCTGTAAATACGTTTGCAAAGACTGGTAATAAACGAAAATCAGCCGAACTTCTTAATCTTCCTGAAGGCACTTTTAATTCAAGGTATAGAGCTGCAATATTGGCTGGAATTAAGCCCACAGTTGAAGTATTTAATAAAGATTTAAACGAGTTAAATGATGCTAGAAATAAGATTCGCCAGTTAGAAGCTACGATCCACGCCCACGAAGAAAATACATTAACTGCTGAATACATTAAAACCACCATTCTCAAGATGTCGAAGAAGGTGGTATCTCCTCCTAATTGGCTAATTAAACCCAGTAAAGGCAAAAGAAGCGCAGGCGTTCCCACTCTTTTTGCATCAGATTGGCATTGGGGCGAGGTGGTTGACCCAAATCAAATTAATGGCGTGAATGAATACAACGTAGCGATTGCACAAGATCGTGCAAGAGTCATGATTGAAAAGACCATTGATTTGCTTAAAAACCATGTAGCCTTATCTGATTACCCTGGCATTGTGTTTGTGTTGGGTGGCGATATGGTTTCAGGTGACATCCATGAAGAATTGATGGCTACAAACTCTATGGAGATTATGCCTACAGTTATAGACTTATTCGGTGTATTGACTTGGTGTATCGAAACTTTAGCCAATGAGTTCGGAAATGTCTTTGTTCCGTGCGTAAGTGGTAATCATGGGCGCAATACGCACAAAATTAGGGCAAAAGGCAGGAACTTCACATCCTTTGATTGGTTACTCTATCAGTTTCTATCAAAGAGATTTGAAAATGATACTCGCATCCAATTTCATATTCCTGACGGCTCAGATGCCTATTATTCAATCTACGGACATAAATATTTACTTACACACGGGGATCAATTTCGTGGGGGTGATGGTGTCATTGGGGCTTTAGGGCCAATCATTCGTGGAGATCATCGTAAGCGTTCTAGAAACGCTCAGATTGACATGGAATACGACACAATGATTCTAGGTCACTGGCATCAATTAATCCAGCTAGAACGCCTTATCGTTAATGGTAGTCTTAAAGGTTACGATGAGTATGCCTACGCTAATAACTTTGGCTTTGAGCCACCACGCCAAGCATTATGGATTACCCATCCTGAACATGGTTTAACATTTAGTATGCCTGTTTATGTTGAAAGAAAACAAAAGCAGCTTAACAAAGAATGGATTACTTGGAAGTGAAGCTAACACCCGCAATTCTTCGTAATTTGTATAGCGCAATGGTATGTTGCGAGCCATATTGCAAATGGAATATGCCTTTGCCAGAGCAAGTCAAATTTATTGTTGATGCAGACCCTGAAGCAATGGGCACATATTTGCACGATGACGGAGATTGGGAACACATCGTTACAGTATCAGAAGCTCGTTGTGGGCATCTTTACACAGTTATGACAACGCTATGCCATGAAATGATCCACATGAGTAGAGCCAATACAGTTACCCACGCTTGGACTAAACACGATGCCACATTTAAACGCAGAGCAAAACGAGTCGCTACCGAACTAGGTTTTGACCCTTTGGAACTCTAACGAATCTTCTGTAATACCAATTCGAGCAATTCTTCTTCTGTAGTAGCGTACTCTCGTTCAAAGCGTTTGCGACCCATTCCGTGAATACTGGTATTTGCGCCTCGATGGTGGTAGGGACATAAGGGGATAACAGGGGCATCACTTCGTTTACCAGCTCGTCTAATGTGATGTATCTCTGCTGGAGTCCCTTCATTGCCTTGTTTGTAGCAGAGGATGCAGCCAAATCTCGCCAGGGCATCATAATGAAATTTTTCGGATTTTTTCATACAAACAATAATGCTTGTGTTTCAACTTTTCCACCTGAGTTGTATTGTTTTGTTTCACCTTTAGGATAAGGCAAAACATCATAATTTAATTTGCGTTGCAACAATTTCTTTTCTGTTTTATTTCCATGAAAATAAACATATCTATGTTTTGCGCTTCTAAATTGCCTAATGGATGGGTCAGTAGCGTGTCGGCTGTGTTTTCCTTCACCAGCACTCATATCTGTGCGTTCTTTTGTCGTGCCTGTAAATAAAAAGTTAGTTGCTTGATATACATAACCTACATGGCCCTGTGCCGTGTCTGCATAAGAAACAACAATTTTAGGTTTTGGCAACAATTTTATTGAATTAGCAACCAAATAACTTGATTGATTCTTTGCATTGTCAAGTAAACAAAGTCTGTTTAATTCAATAACAAATTCTTTGTATTCTTTCCCGCAAATACCTTCACACAAACTATTTGAAGCTGGTATTCCATAAGTAACTACGCCAACAAGATTAGCACCATCATATAAACCAAAAGCATAGCTAATGCTTGGAAGTCTTTTGGCGTAATGCTTTTTAAGAATCCAGGGACTAGCTTCTTCTGATTTAATTGGCAAAACTTTAAGATTAGTGGACACTTTTCGTGCTAGTCCAATCTTCTAACTCTTGCGCTGATTCTGTTATAGAACAAGCAATTAAATACGCTTGTGAATATTTACCTTTAAGTACCGCTTCGTGATAGTGTTTGATGAATGAGTTAAGTTTAAGAATAATGTCTGCATAATCGTTCATCTCGTTAATCTTTCTATTGATCGGTTGCTGGCTTGTTCTGTGCGCCAGATTTCTACTCTTAAAACTGCTGCTTGAAGTTTCCATTTTAACGCTTCTGCGTTTTCTGTCGCCACTCCAATGGCTTTACATAAATCCTGGTAAGCCTCTGAGCGATACGCTTCTCTTTCTTGCGC